CCTGATGAATAAGTGGCAGCAGAAGACAGTTCTCTACGCGCGTGGACTAGAGCGCGTCAACGAACTCGTTCTCCTGCTGATCGCCATCAAGGAGCCGGAACTTCTCCAGTGGAACCCGTCCGACACTGTCCCTCTCAAGGAGGGGCAGTTGGGCGTCCTGGACGTGAACGACCCGATCACCTACCAGAGCATCACGCACTTCCCGCAGCCTCTCCCTCTCGACAAGTTGATTGCCCTCAACGAGATCCAGGCGAAGATGTCCATGGGTCTTGAGTCCAAGGAAGGTGCGCTCCGCACCCTTGGTGAGGAATTCCCTGCCGAGAAGTTGTCTGAGATCCGTCAGGAACTGATCGAAGACGCGAAGGCAGATGGCGCTCTCAATCTCATCCAGGCCCAGTTGTCCGCTGCTATCGCGGAGATCACAGGTATGGTCGTTGGCCCAGACGGTACGGCTATGCCTGACCCGTCGCGTCCTATCGACCCTGAGACTGGTCAGCCACAGCCTCTCGACGGCGCTGGTGCCATGGGACAGCAGGTCGAGCAGCAGTTGGAGACTGACCTTCTCACACAGGCTTACGGCACCAAGGCACCGCAGAGGTCGCAGACTTCTGCCGATGCTACGGATGACGCATAACTAGTTCAGCACTTTACGCTGACAAACCTCACCTCTGACGGCACGCTGTACTTGTAACCATTCGGTTGGTCAATCGTGATAAATCGCCAGCGTCGCTGCGCGCCCGGACAAAGACCTCTTCTCACATAAGGATCTCGCATGAGCGACACTACTGCTAACGCAGCAGCATTCACCACCGGACTACTTACGGACACCGCTACAGGTCCCGTAATCTCTGACACATCGAACGGCATCCTTGTTGGAACGGACCCCGTCGCACCGCGCGGCGCAGCCCAGTTCACGGAAGCCAATCCCCTCCCTCCCACACCTGGCAAGACCTACACCGAGGAAGACCTCGCGCGGGTTCGCCAGCAGGAGAAGGAGAAGTTGTACCCCCAGATCGACAGCCTCAAGTCTGACCTACTGGTCCTCAAGCAGGAGCGCGAAGCGCGTCTGGCTGAGGAGGAGACCAAGCGTCTCTCCGCAGAGGCAGAGGCTAAGGCCAAGGCCGAGTCTGAGATGGACCTCCGCACCCTCCTTGAGACCAAGGAGAAGGAGTGGGAGTCGCGCCTCAACGAGGAGCGCAACGAGCGCGAGAAGGCACTCACACTCCTGGACCGCGAGAAGCAGTACCAGGCACTTATGGACTACCGGAACGGTCGCCTTGACGAAGAGGCAGACAACATCATTCCGGAACTGCTCGACCTCGTAGAGGGCGGAACGCCCGAGGAGATCGAACAGAGCATTGCAAACCTCAAGGGTCGCTCCGAGCGGATCCTTGAAAGCGCAGCCTCTGCCATGCAGAACACGCGCCGCGAAATGGTAGGGGCACGCGTAACCAGCCCGACCACAGGACCGATGGACACCAATACGGACAACAACTCCTTCTCCGCCGAACAGATCACCGGCATGTCGATGAATGACTACATCAAGAACCGCTCTAAGTTGATGGGTGGCACGTCCCCGACCAACAGGGGCATGTTCCAGTAAGTCCTATAGCACGACATCCCGCATCATCCGTTCTCACAAGGAGTGACCCAACATGGCAGGTTCTGCCGTAACAGGAACTGGCGCACTCGCCGCTTCCCCCACCGCCTATGCTGGCACCAACAGCCAGTTGACCCAGGCAATTCAGACCGTATGGTCCAAGGAGATCCTCTTCCAGGCCATGCCGATCCTCCGCTTTGAGCAGTTCGCTGTGAAGAAGACGGAACTGGGCGTTGCGCCTGGTCTGACCATCATGTTCATGCGTTACGACAACCTCGTAGTGCCTTCCGGTCCCCTGACCGAAGGTGTTCGCATGACCACCAACGCGCTGAGCGCACAGCAGTGGAACATCACCGTCGCGGAGCATGGCTACGCCATCGCCGTGTCGGAACTGCTTCTCAACGCATCGTTCGATGACGTGATGGCTTCTGCCTCGCGCCTTCTCGGACGTAACATGGCCCTCTACCTTGACGGTCAGGCTCGCGACACCCTCCTTCTCGGTACTTCGGTACAGTTCGGCTACCAGGCCGCTGCCACCTCTACCGCCCAGTACGGTGCGTACGCCAACGGTACCAAGGGAACCACACGCGCCAGCATGACGGGTGACTTCTACCTCACCCCGGCTGCTGTCAAGGACACGGTCGAGACCCTCGCGACCAAGAACGTCCCGCGTCTGGGTGAGACCTACGTCGCCTTCGTTCACCCTCACCAGAGCCGTCGCCTCCGCGACACTCCGGAGTTCATCGAGGTAACGAAGTACGCGGCACCGGGCAACTTCATGCTCGGTGAGATCGGTCGCCTCTACGACACCGTGTTCATCGAGACCACTCAGGTCACGAAGGTCACTGGTGGAGCCGGTTCCGGTTACACCGTTGACACCGCTGGTACTGGTAACGGTGCTGCTGACCGCTACTCTGCCATCGTCATCGGTGACAACGCGTTCGGCCACGCGATCAGCCTTCCGGTTGAACTGCGTGACGGTGGAATCCTTGACTTCGGTCGTGAGCACGCGCTTGCGTGGTACGCGATCTGGGGCCTTGGTAAGATCACCGACAACGCCATCGTCATCGTTGAGACCAACTGACGAACTCTAGTGGCTGGTCCCTCCCCCACCCGATAGGGGAGGGGCCAGCGCTAGGCTCTCACTGACATCGAACAAGGAGAACACAATCGTGGCTACCCCCAAGGCCAAGGCATCCGACTTCACTGGACGCCAGCGCGAGGCCGCACAGAAGGCAAACGCCGAGGAAGTCGCCCGTCGCCAGACGGAGATGTCCATGGCAACCCAGGCAGCAGCCGAGGCTGAGGCCAACGAGGTCGTGGACCTCACCGTCAACACCGCCCCCGTCCTTGAAGAGGTCGAGGTGGAGTTGGCCGAGAAGGAGACCATCATCCGTGTCAACGAGGACATCGACATGACGTTCGCGAGTGACCGCTACGAGATGAAGGTCGGTCCCAAGTACAAGGTCCCGCAGCATGTAGCCGACTGGCTAGATGAGCGTGGAGTTGTCTGGCACTGACCCAGAGACCGCCCCAGTCAAGAGCGAACGCCCTCCCGCTCTTGGCTGGGGTTTCTCTTTAGGCTGACGCGCGGTACTACTACGGGAGATCATAGTGAGGACACCCGACCGGAGGAACTGTGGCAACTAACCAGAGCGTCATCGACAGGGCTCGCCTGGAACTGGGAGACCAGCCAGCGACCTTCGATGTCACAGTCGTTGGTAATGGAATTGCTACACGCTACGAGACGGGCACCTACCCCATCGACGGTACCAGCATCAACATCACTGTTAACGGAACCCCTGTCACCACCGTTGTTGTAGAGGAGCGTACGGGCGTAGTCCTCTTTGATACAGCCCCCGCAAACAACGCGAGCGTCCGTTTCCGTGGTACCAAGTACCGATACTTCGGTTCTGTAGACCTCCAGAAGTTCATCGACTCCGCCGTGGAAGAGCACATCTACCACAGGACAGATGACTTCGGTCGTGCGATGACCCTGGCAAACCTCCCGGCTGTGGAGGAGTATCCGCTCTCCCTCCTTGTGACTACCAAGGCGATCATGGCTCTCGCCACAGATAGCGCCTTCGACATTGACATCGCGGCTCCAGACGGGGTCAACATCCCGCGCTCTGAGCGCTACCGCCAGTTGCTAGAGCAGTACGACGCTCGCATGGCACAGTACAAGGACATCTGCGCCGCCATGAACATCGGCCTATGGCGCATTGAGGTCTTTACCCTCCGCCGTGTCTCCAAGATGTCTGGACGCCTGGTACCTGTGTACATTGAGCGCGAGATCGACAACAACTCCACCCCGGTGCGAGTCAACCTTCCGACCAACACCTATGGCTCTACGCCGATCCCGACCTCTGGTGGCCTCTTCGATATCCTGACGAAGCAGGGGGATGTCTACACGATGACCCTGGACTTCAATATCGACATCACCAACTACACGGTCAAGGCTCAGTGCCGTACCTTCCCTGAGAGCGCGGTAATCGGCGCGGAGTTCGGGGTGGCTGTCATCGACGCCACACTCGGAACTGTGATGCTATCGCTGAGTTCTGCACAGACATCCATTCTTCCCGTCAAGGGGTACTGGGATGTCCAGTTGACCAACAATCTTGATGCAACAGATGTACGCACTCCGCTAAGTGGGAACATCTTTGTGGAGCGTCAGGTGACGCGATGACCGATGTCGTGGTGGTCAACTACACCCAGATGCCCACGGTCAGCGTCACCACCCCCAGCGTCACGCCTGGTGGTTCCCCTTCGGTCAGCCTCGGGACCCCCAACGGGGTAGAGCAGATCGAACCGTATACCCTCCAGTTTCCGGGGCTCCTTGAGACCCATATCGGTGTCAATGGGCTCCCGCTGGAGGGGCCATACTCTTTGTCCTCCCTACGCTTCTCTGTGGGCTCTGAGAGCACCTCTGGAGACGTGGTCCTGGACTTCAAG